AATGGGTTTGCTCACTGGCCGAAAGCCGCTGTTCCAGGGCCAGATGCTTGTTCTGCTCGGCCTGTTGCTGGGTAGCGGCGGCCAGAGTCAGTTGATTGAGAGTCTCGGCGTGCAGCCTGGCCTGCTCCGCCAGTTGCCGGCCGTAGCGCCAATCCTGAAACTGCCAGGCGAGCGCTGCCGAACAACCGGCCAGCACCAGCAGACCGATCAGTCGCCAGCCGATCAGACCGAAGGCTGGCATAACACCGCCCTCGCCCGCGCCCAGATTTCCAGACGATCCTGCAAGCCGTTCAACCCACCGTTGATACGGCGGGTGATGCTGTTGAACTGACCGTGGTCAGCCAATTCATTCAAGCCGTTCTGCTCCCAGAACCAGGCTGCTGATTCGGCCGCCCATTGGGGCTGTTCCAGTAGTTCAGGCTGGGACAGCAGACGCTCATCGCCAAACAGGCCGAGGCTGCAGTGCCGGTAGTTGTTGCGGCCGGTGATCTGGATCAGGCCTCGGCCACGGTACTTTTGACCGTCGCCGTCGGGTTCCGGGGTGTTGCCCAAACGGATGGCCAGGGTACCGGTGTCGTATTTGCTCAGGTATTGAGTGCTGCCCAGTTCACGTACGTACTGTAATTGCCCCGATTCGTGACCGACTTGTGCGAGGAAGGCGGCGATGCGTTTGGGGGTGTTGATGTTGCGGTGAGACATGGCGGTGTTCAGGGCGGAAATGAAAACGCCCGCTTGGTGGCGGGAGTTGGGCATAACGAGCTGTAGTTGTTGCTGCGTAACGGTCATATAGCTCCCAAAAGTCGTCCCCTGTACAGGCCCTGACCAGTGTCTGGTTCGTGTCAAAGATATTCAGCCAGCCAAAGTGGCGCACTGGGTCGATGCTCGCTGAAAGGAAAGAATGACCCTTGCGGCCAATCCCGAAGTGCACGGCGATAAGCCTGCAATTCGGCATATTGCTCGGTGGTCAACGTCGTGCCGCCGCCATCCTCCAGTTCATCCCTGTCGCGAGCGACCATACTGTCAGTGGCCGATAACTGGCTATCACGCCAAAGACGCTCGGCCTTCGCGGCTTCCTCCGGCGCAAGGGGTGGTGTATCCACAAGAACGGGATAGCCGTTATCGGCCCGCACCGAAATCATTTTCGGGGTTACAGCCAACTGTTGGAGTAACGAAATCCAATAAGCCTGAGGGATTTCTATGACATCGGAAGGGATATCCGACGCATTGATTCCTGGAACATAAACACCACAGGTACTTGCGCTAAACAAAACATTGAACGCGTTCATTCAATAGCCCTTTGCAAAATAGGTGACACCCCATCCGGCCCTGACAGAACCGCCCATGTCCCGAACTTTCAATCGGCAACTCTGTTTTGTGGCAGTACCGGCCAGCATGATAACCATCGCCCCGTCACCGCCAACATGAGTGGCAACGACAGAAACAAAGGCGGTTGGAAATGAAATTGGAAAAGTGATAAAAACCTCTCCATTAGCATCCGTCGTACCGTAACCCCATTGATCAATATTGCCGCTGGAGTATTTCTGGTAACCGGGGTTGCCGGTCATGCCGGAGAACAATGAGGCATATTTCAAACTGACGGTGCCGCCAACCAACCGCCATTGATTCTCCAGCTTGAGAAACTCAGCTGTTTCTCCCACCCCGAGAACAATGGAACCTACCACACCGTTTGAAGCCTTGACGGTGTCCGAGCCTGGCGCTGCCGAGACCGTCAGGGCACCTGACCCGGCATTGACGACGTTCATTGTGGACGCATGGGCAATACCAGCGGTGGCAGGCAGCGTCGCGGTAATCGGTGTATTACTGGAGAAGCTGCTGACACCACCAATGTTGGAAACTGTCAGTACCGCACTGTCGGCATAGGATGCGAAGCCAGAGAACTGCAGACCGCTACGGTTTACAAATGCAGTCGTTGCGACGCTATTGTCATTGTCGAATTGTGGGGCCGTAACAAACAGACCACTGCCACGCAATGCTGCCAGAAGCTGGTTATGGAGCCCTTCCGCAGGGGTTATCCCTGCGGCCTGGATAACACTTAATAATTCTTGGGTAATGCCATTACCCCAACTTGCCGGAATCAAAGATCCAGGCGTACCCATTACCGGGTCTTCATCGACAAACTTCCCATCAACCAATCCGGCGCTGGGGATACTTTTTGGGTAGTCCACTTTTTTCTCTCGCTATAGGCCATACACGGAATATTTACTGCCTTTGATCGAGCCAGGAACAAGCGGCCAAGCGATCTCAGTTGGAAAACTCGTTTGTTGCTCAATACGGTTCAGCTCAACGCTGTAGAGTTTCCACTCCATCAGCGCCAACTGCTCATCGTGAAAGGTATCGCCAATGTCCTCGGCATATTGAAGTGGCGCTATACGAAAAACTGCATCGCGAAGAAGAGTGTCACGCTTGGCCAATGCCTGAACTCTGATATCAGACAGGCGAGCTACATCGTCAAGTTCCCAGCCATTGTCGCTCCAAACGTAGTAATCACCCGGCCATGGTTCGGTTGTAAAAATTTCCGGCAACTCGCCGAATTCACTCCAAAGCTGTTGATCCCCACCTTCTTTTCGATAAACCAAACCACGGCGATCTATTACTTCTCGAGGAACATTATTCACCAGCGCCCAGGCACGGCCGCTTTCCGCTGGTGGGAGTTCGAATGAAAGCTCAACGGCATTACTGGGTAGTTGAATACCGATACCCGGCGTGACGGAAAACTCTACGGGCCCTGACAAGGCGCCCGAGCTATCAAATATATAATTAAACATGGACACCTCAGATAAGTTTTATACGGCCGGGATAGGCGATGTTGCGAGGACGCGTGACGCCACCGTGGTTAATCAAATCACCATCGGAAATTTGCAAAATGGGCGGGGGAGATGTGATGTATTTGACGGTTGCACCGGCGTAATCGGTGTAATTCCCTGTATCAAGACCCAGCTGAACCTTTTGACTATTGATATGCGACGCAAACAGAATGTTGTCAGCTACACCATTATCGCCCTGTACCAATGAGCCTTTTTGCCAAGAGCCTGGAGCTCGAGCCGGATCGACATCGCGTCCCTCAGCCAGTAGACGAAGAAACTCTCCACGGGCCTCCGGTGTTCGAAACGTTGTCGAACCATCTCCAGGCGTCCACGCGCCGCCACGGTCATTTTCGGAACGCAACATGCCCGACTGTTGTGCATGATCCCAAAGCCATGGCCATTCGGCGCGATTGAGCAGAGTTCCATTGAGCGCACCATAGCCACCAGGCACCACCACCGTAGTCGTCTCAAAAACAACCCGTCCAAGCGTAGTGCCGTCAAACCGTCCAACTGGCCACCAACTACCCGCTGGGTCACTGCGCAGGTGCCACCAATCGCCCGCCCCCATCAACACCAAAAACGGATAGCCGCCCGCATTCAAATGGGTATGAAACTTGATAGAGTCCGATCCCGCACACTGGATAACCAAACGATTGCCGCTGTTATCAACACGTCTAACGATAACGTCGCGCACGCCCAACGAGACATTGGCTGGCGGCAGACTGACGGTGGCGCCCCCCGAACGGGCATCAATCAACACAAGACCAAGTTCTTCGACGGTCAGAGCTTTTGATGCGGTTAGCGGCGTGATCACCGAATACATCGGATTGGCCTTGCCAATGATCGCCAGGATAGCCTTGAGCAGTTGATTGTTGTCCACTTCGGAGGGCGCCAGACCGCCCCCGGTAATCACGCCCAGAACCTCTTGCGTAACGCTGTTGCCCCACACCGCCGGAATCAACGATCCAGGTGTTCCGGCCACCGGGTTTTCATCGACAAACTGGCCATTCACCAAGCCAACGCTGGGTACATTTTTTGGAAAATCCATTGTTCACCCTATAGATATTAATTACCCACCACGCGACTCCGCCCTTAATTGAAAAGCAAAACGGATAAATATTTAGCTTGGAGGGTGCTGACAACTTAAACCGTTCAATCAAACATAAGTAACTGACAAAAAATGCAATGACATACCACTAAGAAAAAACACTGCGTAAAAAGCTTTTACTTTTTACTTCACTCACCAAAACTTTTGAAGGAGGGGAAAACTTCCAGTCAACCCCATCATAGTTAGCTATACAACCGCATGTAACTATCGAACTATCGCCCTTAACTTCTGCCCATATCATGTCAGGATGAAAGAGCCCATCAATATCGCGATCGGTAAAAACCAGCTCCACGACAACTCCGTCATGCACTAATGCATACGTTTTCATATCATGCGTACTCATAAACAATAACGATGCCTGGGCAGCCATTAACAGATGCTCCCGCGGCATAACCTGGAGGAGTGTTCGATCCACTCGAACCGGCGCCATAGCCGGAGCCGGAACGCCCCCCTCCAGCAACGGGGGAATGACCACCGCTGCCAAAAGGCCCCGATCCTCCAGCCCCGGCACAACCACCGGCCAGGGCAACACCGTATCCGCCCGGTTCGCCAGCAAACCCGACGATGTTTGCACCAAACGGCGGGACGCCGGGTCCCACGTTGGAGGATGCTCCAAGCCAAGGAGCTGTTACAGGGGTTGCGCCGATACCTCCTATCCCGCCTGGCGCACTCATTAAAGAACCGAAACTAGAAGTCCCGCCAGTGCCGCCCGAATTTGCCCCTGCACTCGCTGCCGCTCCTCCCGCACCAATGGTGACTGCGACGCTATTGAAGCCACTGGAGAACCGACCTTTTGCATAAGAGCCTGCAAAGCCGCCTGAGGCACTCGCCACTTGAGTCGATGAGGTTGCAGCACTTGAACCACCGGCACCACCACCTCCGACCATCTCCACAACAACAGACTGGGTCCCTTTCGTTGCGCTATAGGTGCCGTTGGAGGTGAATACCCTGATACCAATCAAGCGCCCTGGGGTAATGCCATCCGAAGCGGCAACCGTCTTGATGGCTGCTAAAAGTTGCGTATTGTTTCCCTCGTCCGGCGTCAAATCCCCAGCCTTGATGACGCTCACAATCTCCTCTGTAACCCCATTCCCCCAATTCGCCGGAATCAACGACCCCGGCGTCCCGGTCAGCGGGTTCTCATCCACAAACTTCCCATTCACCAACCCGGCGCTGGGCACACTCTTCGGATAATCCATCCCTCTACTCCCTAGTCATAATTGATGTGCACCTTGGTATGCGCCGGTGCGCTGCGGTGGATCAGGCATTCCAGTGCCGAGCCCGGGTTCACGCCGAAGTGCTCGCCCCAGTAACTCGCGCCAAAACGTCGTCCCAGCAGCAATCGCCCACCGGTATTGAGCGTCCACATGAACTGCGCTTCCCAGGTGCCCCAGTGCGCCGCACCGAAACGCGAGCGCCCCATGCGCGGGGCTTCCAGTTCGGTGATGGTGGCGTTCGGGTAGCCCTGGCTCTTGGCGATTTCGAGGTAGTAGCCGACGGCCTGACTGCCGACTGCGAGCAAGCGACGACGTACCGCGAGGCGGCGGTCGTCGAACAGTGGCGTAGCGCCGAGGCACGGATCGGGCAGGTTCATCACCCGCTCCCAGTCCGGCACCAGTTCGCTGACGCCGGCCGGGTCCATTTCGTTGAGCAGGTCGGCGGCGCGGGCGTCCAGGCGCGCCAGTTCCTGGGCGACGTCTTCGAGGACTTCTTCGAGTTCCGGCACCCGTTCAGGGTCCCAGGCCGGGCCGCTGGGCAGCAGGCTGCGCAGTTGGGCGTGGTATTGCGCGGCGGTTCTTATGCCCCCCATACACAACCTCCGAAAGTCAGCAGCTCATTGGGTGCAGCTTCCACATCAGCGACGGGCGAGATGAGCGTGTGGTCGTTTTCGCCGCTGGTGCTGCTGATCGCTTCACGGATGTGACTGATCAACAACTTCTGGCCGAGGTCGGCTTCGCGGTTGTGCAGGTCGCGCAGCTGCGCTTCGACGGCGGCGCGTATGGCACTGGTGTCGGGGGTCAATGTCAGGCGATACGTGACCGGCACCTGCACTGGCGGGCGCACATGTACTTGGGCGGTGACGGGGCGCAGCGGCTCGATGTAAGCCTGGACTTCGGCCAGTTGCTCTTCATTCGGCACCGGTTGCGGATCGTCGTCACGCATGATGTACAGGCCGACCGTGCCCGGTCCCAAAAAGCCGCCACGACACCAGGCGCGGGTTACGCCCGGGCATTCAAGCGCCCAGGTTTCATAGTCCTGGGCCGAACCGCCATGGGGGATGATGCGGTAGGAGCGGATCACTCGCGCACGCATCGACTCCAGGCTTTCTCGCGCCACCCCGCCGTTCAATCCCGGCGCCAGCACCGTGAAGCTATTGCCGACAATGCCGGCAATCGGTTGTACCGGAATCAGCGCCAGACCGGCCTCGGCATTGCCCAGACTGCCGGCCTCGAGCGCGGCGATGGTGGTGCTGTTGAGGCCATTGCTGGTGGTGCGAGCGGCGGTCACTTTGTAGGTGCGACCATCGCTCGATTGCAGCAGAGTGTCGACGTCCAGCACGGCACCGGCACTGGCGGTAAAGCTGACGCTGCCGCTGGCCGTTTGTGCGGGTTTGCGCGGCTGGTTCAGACGCAGTGCAGCGATCCGTTCCAGGGTCGATTCATCGGCCATGTCCGGGAGGATCTGCTCGGCGATCCAGTCCAGATAGCCATACAGGCCATAGGCAGCGCCACCGAGGGTGCGGGCCAGCACTTGCGCATCGGACTGGCGCAGCGAATCGCTGGCCAGGTCGCTTTGGGTGCGCTTGATCAGCACCGGCAGCGAAGGGGTT